TTCCCATCTTAAATGGTTTGGCGCACGGGGCAGTGATGGCAACCCCAAGCTTCTCCTTCTCTTTCGGGGCCTCATCTGCAGCCATGGTTGTAGAAGCGAGAGCCTTGGAAGCTTTGGGTTCTTTCTCAGATTTCTCCTTTTCTTTCTCCATTGTCTTACCTTTCTCTTTCTCCATGTGCAACTCAATACGCGGAGGAGAAATATATGCACTACCGGAAATCCACGGATCAGAGTTAACCTCTCCAGGAGGTACGAGAAGACCGCGAATCCATAACGTGCGAACATCTTGCCAACATAACAGGACGGGTTTCGCTCCAACTCGGACAACATTGGTAAGCAAAACAGCTCTCCAAGCTTCAAAGAGGTCTCTCCCTCCAGTAGCAATCAGCCGGAGAAAAGCATTAGCACGAGTAGTGGTATCCTCAAGGAAATCAATTTTCTTGGAAGCATATTTCAAAACCTTGACACAACCTTGGGTTTCTCGTAGAGCGTAAAAATGAATACCCGGGAGAAAGTTCAACCCAACAGTGGTTATGTTTCCAAGGAAAAGAAGATCACAGATTGGAGTGAGCGTCGTGCTCAATTCAGCTCCTTTGTGTGCTGCCGTATACCTGATCCCGTAGGCAGCGGCGGCATCGCGCACACAGGCTCCATTAAACCACCGGGCGATGAGAGGGTGAGGGGCAACTATGTGATCATCTCCATAGATCTTGCAGCGTACAAGGGCCCTAAAAGCGATGACAGTCGCTCTGTCGGCGTCATTAACCTGCGCAAGGTCAAAATAAAACACAGCTAGCAAGATGAGACACAGCAGCGTGTTGAACAATGTTGTACAAGGATTCCCTGAAGGATTACCCCCTGAAGCTTGGTAGATGTACGTCCCGATAGCAACAAAATGGGTCACCAAACCCTCAAGCAAAGTGATAGCAGCATCTCTCTCAGAGGGTGAACCCTTAAACCTCGACATTAAGATTGGAATGAGCATTTCCATCAGCTGCGTGGTGAAATAATTCTGAAAACCCTTAAAATCGCCGTCGAAACCTGAGTCCGCTCCACCTGACATCATATACTTAACAAGAACATCCCAGTCTTTAGAGAAAACATTCATTCCAACAGCAGAATAACTCTCGTTAAAAGTTCGATGGAAAATGCCAATTAGTTCTCCAAAGTACTTCCGATAAAGCAAAGACAGCACAAGTGGACACACATAAACACCCCTCGTTCTACCCTCAGCGAATTTCTTCTTAGACTGCAGTTCATCTTTCAGTGAGAGCATATAAACAAACCCTGGCATTGTTTTCTTCTGTAAAAGTTTCTCCGCCTCAATGAACTCATCTTTAATTTTAGGGGAAAAATCAACAAGGGATCCATTCTGCGATTTAACCGCAAAATAGTGTTTCCCCGAGGAACCAGATGGACGCTCATTTATCAGGTCGAGACCTGGAGAGGTGTTCAAGACAACAGGGCCTAAGGAATCGTCTTCCAATCCACAAACAGTGCGCTCCCAAGTCAGCGGACTAAAAGAGGTGACTTTGATCTCATCAAGATAGCCATCAACAACTCCCGAAGCAAATTCCATCTGAGCGGGCCCAAAGGGAAGTGGTTTCTCACTAGCCTCAGCAAGGAATTTCTCAAGCAAAACTGTCGCTTCCTTTTCAGACGAACCAAGGTTGGCAACAACTTCAGACACAGTCGACACACCCGCCCCATTAGAATCAATAAACGGATCGTCGAAGAAAGCAGATGGGATATATCGTGAACTTCCAGACTGCGCGGAATTGCGAGCTCCCACACCCACAAGAGTGTAAGAGGGCAATTTAGAAGGAATAGGAACAATCTGCGTGCATTTTATGCTAGGTCCTTGCACTTGGATAACTCCCAACTGCTTATCAAGAAACTCAACAAGCTCAGCCCAAATACCAGTAGCAAACCGGAAATCCTCTTGCAACTCCGCCCCGGCATGAAATCCATGGATAGTGTTACTCGCTTCATGGAAAATGATAGATCCACAATCACCCGTCTTGAAGTTTTCTGAATAAGCTAAGATTGCAGAAGGAGAGATAAGAGAGGCATCGCCTTTATCGTGAGGGAGATAAGAGACAAGAGAGGAGAGACAAACCTTGTTAACTTTGATATCACGTGTTTCCATGCCATCATCTCCATACCGCAAGACTTTGTAAGATCCAGTTTTGAATTGGCTCCGCGGAATGAACGATTTAGTAATATCTCGTCCTCGGACGCCAGACGGCAAACGGAGTCCACAGACCTCTTCCGTGACTCCTCGTCCCCCCACGAAGTAGCGCGCTTCACAGAAATCTCTAGCCATGAAAATTCCTTGAATAGGAGAACAACCCATTCTAAGAATCGTGTACCGCGTACCGTCTGCAATTATACCCCCTTGGCGGTAAAATCCATGTCGTAATGATATCGCAAAGTTACTACGCACGATAAGGCCATCCATAAAGAGCTGATCCTGAAACACAATGCGGAAAATCGAACTAGCTAACATATGGCGAGGTTCCTTGGGAATGGGAACGACCTCCGATCCATGCCACGATGGAGCACTATGCACAGAAGAACCAGTGGTGTAACGTGGCTCCGTTATCTGGCCAAAGAGGATCCTGTCGACAGACTCAATGTCTGAGAGTTGTTTCCACGTGTGCTTCTCAACACACTGCTTATTGCACCCCCCTGCCTTGCAAATAGAGCAAACACCAATGAAAGGG